AATTGCTGAAGGATTAGGACAAGCGGCTATTAAAGTCGGAGTTGGAATGATTGCTATTAAACTTGCATTTAAAAACCCAGCAACCGCAATTGCTGCTGGTGTTGCATTGATTGCTTTGGCTGGATTTATTAGAGCTAAAATTGGAGGAAGTGGAGGAGGTGGTATTACATCAGGTATTGGAGGAGGTGGAGGAGGTGGCTCATCAGTTGGGACATCAGGTGTTGGCGGTGGAAGCTCATTTCTTGGAGGCGGCATACAAGGAGGTTTATTTACTCAAAATAGAGACGTAAGTGGAGAGTTTGTCGTTAGGGGTTCAGATTTGGTTTATGTATTAGGTCAAGCAGGCAACAAAATAAATAAGGGATAATGAACGATTATAGGTTATTTCTAAGCTTACGAGGTGGCTCAGGAACCATTACAGTTAACGGAGTTGCTCCTGTTGAATTTTACACAGAAGGAGATTCTTTAACAATTGCAATTGCTCTTGATAATGGATTCCACGACGTTAAATGGTATTCTAGTCCGAACAATACCCTAATCTCCTCTTCTGTTTCTTTTATCTATACAATGCCTTCTAGCGATGTAAAAATGTACGCATTGGCTGAAGGAGCAAACTATCCTATAAACGATTATGGTTTAAAATATGAGGGTTTATATGGCACTAACTACGGAGGACAATGCTGGAAGTTAAGCATATTTAAAGATAGTTATTCAGGCTCCGTTAACGACTTATTAATTAACGATATAACTTATAACTGGGGAAATAAAGGAGATGACGTTTTAAATACAATCGTTGGCTCATCAGTTGACTTTACAATTGCTGGAGAAACTGGAGACTTTGACGAGTTTCTTGAAGGAGGGAATAGAAGTTGGAATGTAGTATTAAGTAGAGTTGGCGATAACAATGATATTACAGACTGGAAGTCAGGTAATTTAACTCAAACATACTTAAATGTTGCTTATGGAAATAGCAGATTCTTTGCTTGTTTTGCAAATAACAGAGCTTATTCTACAAATGGTACAACTTGGACAGAAATAGTTGACGCTAATTTTTTTGCGACAGATGTTGCTTATGGAAATGACAGATTTGTAACTGTTGGCAATGACCTAACAACTGGAAATGTTCAAATTAAAACTTCATTTGATGCAATTAACTGGACAAGTAGAACCTCCTCAATTTTAAATAGCGAAATACAAAATATTTCTTATGGCAATTTTTTATTTGTTGCTACCGCAGTTGATAATGCGGATGGTCAAATAATGACCTCACCAACTGGTACAACTTGGACAACAAGAAGTGTCTCAACTAATAGAAAGTTAAATGGTGCGGCTTATGGTAATGGAATTTGGGTTATTGTTTGCAGCGATTCAGTTGGAGGAACTGGAGGAACAACGATAACTTCCTACGATGGTATTACTTGGACAGTTCAAACAACTGCATTTTTCAACATTGCAATTCACTTTGCAAATGGAATCTTTACAACAGGAACTCATTATTCTTACGATGGAATTAATTGGTCAACAACTGGATTATCAGTTACAAGTCCAATTAGGGCAATTACTTATGGAAATGGTTATTTTGTTGCGGTTGCCAGTTCTGGAACAAATAGAATTTTTTATTCTACTAATGGGATTAATTGGACTGCAAGGCCAGCAGTTGGTTTAGCTAACTTATCAGGAGTTGCATTTGGTCAGAATAAGTTTGTATCTGTTGGGTTTAATTTTATATTTAATTACCTTTTATTTGATGGCCTTGACAAATTCTTTAGCGGTTATATTTCTCCCGACTTTATAACATCTCCATTTTCTAGCGGTAAAAAGCTTTTCTCATTTACTGCAATAGATGGACTTAAAGGTTTTGACTCAATTCGGTCAAACAACTCTTCTTGGCCAGCTCCTAGAACTGCTGCCGTACAAGGTTTGGTTGGAGCCTTAAACCAATCATTTATTGAGCAAAGAAATGTCTACATCGTATGCAATGTTTATGAAACACGAATGTCCGAGGATATGTCTGTTTTTGAACAATTTAATATTCCAGCTAACGCTATTTTTACTGATGGAGAGGATGCGAAATTTACAAATGGTGTAAGAATAGCCAATGAACAATTATTTTTGGCAGATACAATAGAAAGGCTTGTAAATCCATTCTTATGCAAGGTCTTCTTATGGGAGGATAAATTTTACATTATTAGGATTGCAGAATACTATAAGGAGCAAAAAAGATATTTCTACTTTTATCCTGATGGAACTAGTGTTTTAAGCGCAGGTACAGAAGGTTATTTTGGAAATCTTAGTGATTATGATTGCGGCTTAAATATGCCTGAGCAAACTACTCACAGGTCTTTTACAGAATTCAATTCATATTTGAACTTTGGAGTTCTCGATAAAGATAGCCAAGGAGGTGTTTTTGATGCTAAATTTCAAGCTGCTGAGTGGTATGTAAACTCTCCAGTATCGCCTTTCCCAAACACCTATCAGCTTTCTTTGTGGGACTATGTTCGAGCAATCCCAACAAATCAGCCTACTAGTGTTCCGACTGGTTCAACCGCTTTAGTTCAGTATGTTTCTAATGCTGGCTCAGAGTATTGTCAAATTTGGACTACTACTACTACTGCTGGTACATCTGACCCAAATATTAGTTATATATCTGCAAGTAGTTCAAGCACAGGAGGAGACATTGTAATTGCTCAAGAAACTGCAAATACCATTTCTTTAGGGTTTGAGTATATGGTTGAAAGAGTAAGCTCAAGTAATACTGTTACTCCAGCGGCTGGAACTCATGCAGTTGGATTAATGGTAAAAATTGGAGATTCATATTTATACAGAGACACAACAACGACATTTGATTGGACTTTAACTCCAACAATTATGGAGTTTGCCGTAACAACTGGTTCCGTTTGGAATACTATTGCTATAAATAATGTTCTAGTTCCTGAAGATGGGCAAGTTGAAATAAGATTGTATCAACTGATTTGCAAATCAGGAACTGCAAATAGATATGTAATTCGTTACGAAAATCTATCTTTAAAGATTGAGAAAACTGACGGATTGGCTTTATCTAAAATTGGAGTCAAAGCAGTTACAGATTTGCCTTATTCAAATGTGCATCCCGATTACAACACATTTATTGGAGATGCTATAACTAGTAACTCAGTCTCTGCAATTCAGCTAATATATAGCAACAATGAGGTTTCTGAATTATGGAGTAGAGATGGAGTTGAGCAACTTCCTTTGCTTGAATTAATTTCTCAAGAATTAGCTAACCTAAAAGGAAGACCTAATTTAAGATTAATGACTAAATTTAGGAGGGATTATTCATTTGTTCCTTGGCTTGGATTTGGGTTCTTTAATAGGAACTGGATTCCAATTTCTTACGAGTTAGATTTAAGGAGTGGAAATGCTACAATTGAGTTTTACGATTTAGGAGAGACAACGACATAAAATGGCAGATATTACAATAAGTAAGTTTACAACTCAAGTTGTTAGGACAGGTTCTACTCCGTCATCATCTGGATTTGCAGTAAATGAAGGTCAAGACCCAACCGACCCAAGCGGAAGCGGTCAATTTCATTTGCCAGTTACTATTGCGGCTGCTGCAACGGCTTTATCAATTACAGATAGCCAAGTTTTAAGTGGAGCTGGTACTGTTGGTCAATACGTTCGAGGCGATGGCAGTTTAGCAGATTTTCCAGCTACTACTGGCGGAGGGGCATCGGTTAGTTATTATTTAAACGGCTCAGTTAGTCAAGGCACTATTGGAGGTGTTGCATATCGAGAGTTTAACAGAAACCCAGTTTTTGGCGCTGGAACTGATATATCCACAAGCTCTGACGGATATATTGCCAATTTTATTACCGATGCTGGAGACCCAAATAAATTACTTATTCCAGCTGGAAATTGGAACTTAGAAACATATTTTAGCGCATCATCAGGTGGTGGTAGTCCAACATTTTATGTTGAGTTGTATAAATACGATGGTTCTACATTTACTTTAATTGCATCAAATAGTGGTTCGCCTGAATTAATTGCTTTTGGCACAAACCTTACTCCATATTTCTCAACTCTTGCAGTCCCTCAGACTACGTTAGCTTTAACAGATAGGCTTGCGCTTAGATACTACGTAAACACGTCTGGCCGTACAATTACGCTGCATACTGAGGATAATCATTTATGCCAAGTTATTACCACGTTTACAACTGGATTGACTGCATTAAACGGATTGACAACTCAAGTTCAATTCTTTGCAGTAAGTACAAGCGGAACGGATTTTGCAATTTCTAGCGCAACGGATACCCATACGTTTAATCTACCAACGGCAAGCGGTACAAATAGAGGTGCTTTAAGTTCTGCTGATTGGAGTACATTTAATAATAAAGAAAATGCCATAACGGCTGGCACAACGGCTCAGTATTACAGAGGAGATAAGACCTTTCAGACGCTAAATACCGCAGCAGTACCTGAACTTACTAACCTGTACTATACTGAAGCTAGGGTAAGCGCAAACACCGATGTTGCAGCTAATACCGCAGCTAGACACGCAGCAGTTACTTTAGGCACGGCTAATGGATTGAGTTTGTCAACTCAGCAGTTGTCTTTAGGAATTGCATCTAGTTCAGCCAATGGCGCACTATCCTCCACGGATTGGACAACCTTTAACAACAAGCAGAACGCTTTGACTAACCCTGTGACAGGGACAGGTACGGCAGGGCAGGTAGCTTATTGGTCATCAGGTTCAGCCATAACAGGAGAATCTAATCTATTTTGGGACGCTACGAATGATAGGCTAGGCATCGGTACGGCTAGTCCTGCGGTAAAATTAGATGTATCAGGGGAGATTAGGTCAACAAGTACAAGTGGATATGCTGCATTGCTATCAATTTCAGCCTTAGGGTTTTCAATATTAGCAGATACTCATGTGGGCGGTGCAATGACAATTTGGACTGCTGGAAGCGAAAAAATGAGAGTTTTTTCCGATGGTAATGTTGGAATAAATACAGGTGCTACCAACGCAGGCTATAAGCTAGATGTTAACGGAACGGGTAGGTTCACAAGTAATCTATTAGCACAAAAAGTTCAAGTAGGAACGGCAGCAACTATTAATGATGCAACAGGAGTTGGCAATACTTTACAATTTGCAAACTATTCAGCAGGGGTATTTGTTACAGGAAGTGCAGATAGTTATATTTATAAAACATCAAGTGTCTTTGGTGGTTTATCTCCTCAAACATTAATATTTCAAACAAGGTCAGATGTAGGTGGTGGAGGATTTGCTTTTGTTGGCGGTTCAACACCTTCAGCAGTCGCAACTATTTCAAGTACAGGCGTAGCTACCTTCTCCTCTTCGGTGACGGCAAATTATATATCATCAATTATAAGTTCATCTTCTAATGCAAGTCCATTAATACTTCAAAATACTTCAGGATGGGGTATTTCTCAAATAACAAGTATATCTGTAAAAGATGGAAGTGATGTTGTTGCTAGTGGTTGGAAATATGATGGAGTAGCTAATGTTGATATGTTATTCCATTCTCTTTATAATGGAGCATATAAAAATACTTCTAATGTTGTAATGACAGTAAAAGGTACAGGCAACGTAGGCATCGGCACGATTTCGCCAGTGGAGCGTTTACACGTTGAAACATCAAACGAATACCAAATAACGTGGGCAAGAACTGGAGCTGGAAAACGCTGGGCAATTGGAACAGATACCGTTGGATTTTATTTTAATAATCGTACAGACTCAGTTTTACCTTTATTTATTACAAATGGCGGAAATGTGCTGATTGGAACGACCACAAACGGAGCAAGTAAATTAAGAATTAGTGGTTTACCAACATCAGCTGTTGGATTATCTAGCGGTGACGTTTATAACATGGCTGGAGTTTTAATGATTGCATAACTTTAAACAAAAAATAAAATGAAACAAATCGAACCAGTAACCGCGTGGAAGAACGGAGAGCAGCTAGAGGCTAGTCTGCTAAACGCAATCATTGTAAACGATAACCTTGAGAGTTCATGCACTTTCTATTACCAACTATTGACAGGAGGTGATGGAACAGAGGCAATGCCAATCTCACTTGGTCAGTCAGTTGCTGAAGGTAATATTTCTCTAAGTGGAGAAGATTATTTGGCTTGGAACGGCTCCAATGATTATGCGTTCGAGTATATTGCCGAAAAATTAAACCTTACACTTGTACCATGAATGTAAATTTAGCAATCGCCCTAACTGACATCGAGGGCAACGCAATCCAAAACGAGAAAGGCGAAGAGATGCTCCTTTCTAAAATGGTAGGCAACGCATTGTTTGCTGCCGAGGAGAAAGAAGACCCGATTCGTCTTTACGATTTGGCTAAGAAAATCTACTACTCCGAAGCAGAGATTGAAGTAAGCAAATCCGATGCAGACCTAATCAAAGAGAAGGTAAAGGCTAAAGGCTTTACTGTGCTTGTTTTAGGACCTCTCTACGAGGCTTTAAAGGAAAAGTAATGGTAAACCACCACCGAGGATTTAGAGCGCTAGAAATAGCGCTTTTTTATTTCCTATTAAATGCCTTATTTTTGGTAAACGATTAGCGATTGATAAAAATGAATTTATTGCAAAAAGACGAAATAGGAGTACCATCGACCCTTGTGGCATTTGTGGCAAATGTTTTTCAAGCCATCGGAATAGATTTCCTAAATGTGGTTCTCACTATGATTATCTCTTTGCTTTCAATCGTCTATCTGATTTACAAAATTAAAAACGAGAAAGCGGTTCACGACAAAAGAGAAAATGAAAAAAGGGACTAGCGTAATAAAAGCAACACCATTTGGTAAGCGTAGAAACGGGAAGGCTAAGAAATCCTATTCTAAAAGTTTAAATAAGCCTAAAAAATACAGAGGTCAAGGAAGATAAAATTGGAAAAGTTTATTGACAAATTCTTATCAGGTGGATGGGTTGTTTTGCTAATTGGTGCAGCTGGAATGGTTGCTAGGTTAGTAACTACAAACGAAAACCAAAGTGCTGGAGATGTTGTCAAGAAAATGGTTTCATCCATGATTGCCTCTTTGATTGCATACTTTGTGATGGAGCAATTTGAAATGGATGCTATGTACAAAGCTATTGCTTACGGATTAGTTGGTTTAAATAGTCCTGAGATTATCAACGGAGTATTAAAGATTAGTGGTCAATTTGCAGCCGACCCAATGTCATTTATGAAAAAAGAGGCTCCAAAGACACCAGTAAGGAGAAGGAAATGAAAAACATTCTTTTAATAATATTAACCGCCATAATTTTAGCCGTTGCTGGGTTTGGTAAATATGTAGAGTACACAATAAAGAAAACTGCAACAAGCGTTTACCAAGATAGGCTTGTACCTCAGCCATATTTAAGCAGAAAGTTCGATTATTACGGCTCAGCAATACAAGACCAAATCAAAGTTATTAAAGGCGGCAGAATTGATTTAAAAGCTATTGAGGATGAGAAAGCTATCACAGATACCATGTGGGCAGCGTATCTCAAGACCTACCAAACACCCGAAGAGAAAGAGGTAAGCGATAAGGCTCAAGAGTATATTAATGATGCTGATAGTTTCTTTGAGGAAATTAGCGAGGATGGAATAGTTACAGATAAAGAAGCCAAGGAGATGGATGAAAAGATTTATCCAGTCCTTGAGTATGTTAATGACTTGATAGACATTCAAACAACTATTGGAGCAAGTCAAACCAAAGAGATGATTTCTTTGCTAGATAAGTTCTCAACATTTATGATTGGTTCTATTGCCTTAGCGATTGCTTTGCTTGGTTCTATCATTTACGATATCTTTAAGAATAGCAAGCAGCCAGTAAAGAAGCCAGTAAGAAGAACCACTGCAAGAAAACCAGCAGTAAGAAAGAAAGCTATATGAAATACCTAGTGATTCTATTTGTGTTTTTTAGCTTCCAGTGCCAAGCGCAATACTACATCATGGCTGCGCCTAATGTCGCTTTTGATACTAAATTACAGGACACAAAAAATTTATTAGGTGGAACAATTGAGGTTGGTAAGTATTTTGGCGATACGGCAATTGGAATTAATAGCGGATTTTGGACTTTTGACAAAAAGGATTTCTACCAAGAAGTTATGGCAACCTTTCCGATTTACGAAAGATTCAGCGTAAGTGCTGCGATTGGTTATTTTTACTCGCATAAAGACATAACAATGGAGTACGATTTTAATTATACTGTTCCAATTGAAGATGGCTATTCATTTGTATTAAGCTACGGGGCGCAAAGTGCTTTTGGTGATACATTTGGCGCATACTCGATAGGAATAAACAAGGACTTTAAACTTAAATAAGATGAAAAAACTATTTGATTGGCTTAAAGGATTTCTATCCGAAAACGGAGAAGCATCTTCTAAAAGATTTGTTGGTGTATTTGCTGCAATAGCTTTGTGTTGGACATTGTACGCAAATCACGATTCGGTAAACGAGCCATCTGAGGCTTTGGTTTATTCGGTGGCGGCTTTGTCTGCTGCTGCACTTGGAATTACTGCTGCTGAGAAAATATTTAAAAAGGATAATCATGAAAATTAGCACCCATTTAAATTTAGCTGAAGTCACGCGAAGCGATTCGGCTAAACGTCACGGCATCGACAACACGCCAACTCCTGAGCATTTGGAAAACTTTAAGCTATTGGCTGAGAAAGTATTTGAGCCAATCCGTTTGCACTTTAAAGAGCCAATATTTATTAGCTCAGGTTATCGGTCAAAAGCTCTAAATGATTTCATTGGAGGCAGCGCATCCTCCCAGCATTGTAAAGGGCAAGCCATCGACATCGATATGGATGGAAGCAAAGGCGGAGTTACTAATAAAATGGTTTTTGACTTTATTAAAAGCAGACTAGATTTTGACCAATTAATCGCAGAATTCCCTGAGAATAGCAATCCTGCATGGGTTCATGTAAGCTTTACAAAAACAGGAAATAGAAAGCAGATTTTAGTGGCCAAAAGAATAGCTGGTTCAACAAAGTACATTCCTTACAAATCGGATGCAGATTTAAAATAATGGCCTACGTTTATAGACATGTTCGATTAGATAAAAATGAGCCTTTTTATATTGGAATAGGTAAAAGTGATTCTGATTTTAACAGGGCATATTCTTATAAAAACAGAAATGTTTATTGGAACAACATTGTAAATGTTACTGAGCATAGAGTAGAAATAATGCTTCAGGATATTACATGGAAAGAGGCTTGTGATAAAGAAATTGAGTTTATTCATTTATACAAGAAAAACACACAAAATGGTAGCCTTTGCAATATTTCAGATGGAGGCGGAGGTGGATATTTAAGTAAAGAGGTTAATGAAAAAAGAAAGCTTTCTTTAATAGGGCACCTAGTTACTGAAGAGACAAGGTATAAAATTAGTTTAAAATCAAAAGGAAGAAAGGCTTCTGAGCAAACTAAGATAAAAATGTCTTTTTCTCACAAGAAAAATAAAACAGGCTATTGGCTAGAAAGCAAAGGTCACAAAAATGGAAGAGCATTTAAGGTTTATCAGTATTCTTTAGATGGTGTTTTGTTAAATGAATGGGAATGCGCACAATACGCAGTTAAATTTTACAATATGAACAGAACAAGTATTACTGATTGCCTCAATGGCCGCCAAAAGACTGCTGGAGGATTTATTTGGACAAAACTTAAACCTATTCCTTAATGGAAATCAAAAGAATATCAAGGAATTTGCACCAAATTAACCTTGAGCAAAAAGAGTCCAAAATTGCTTTATTGTCTGATATACACTGGGACAACCCTAAATGTGACAGAGAAAAACTAAAGCGCCATTTGGACTATTGCAAAGAGCAAGAAATGCCAATCTTTATAAACGGCGATTTCTTTTGTTTGATGCAAGGTAAGTACGACCCAAGACGAAGCAAAAAAGACGTACTACCTGAGCATAACAAGGCAAATTATATTGATGCGGTTATTGAGGATGCAGTTGATTGGTGGTCTCCTTATGCCAGTCTTTTAACGGTTATCGGTTACGGAAACCACGAGACGGCAATTATCAAGAATCTTGAGACAGACCCATTGCAAAGGTTTGTTGACTTGCTGAATTACACAAATAAGACCAGCGTGCATACTGGAGGTTATGGTGGTTGGATTGTTGTTAAAAAGCAGTTGGAAGGCAATACTTTTATGACAAAAAATTTGAAGTACCATCATGGTCTAGGATTAGGCGGAATTGTTACACGTGGAGCCATAAACTTGACTAGAGCGCTAGAAATATAT